TGGTCAACGCGCTCCCGATCATCCCTGTCCGGAACCAAGCGGCTCCAGCAGGGACAGTTAGCGTAGCGTTGGCACCCGCATTGCTACCGCTGATGAAGGTCTTGTTGGTATCGTAGAACGCATATCCGAAACTGTTGTTCTGGGTGTTCGAGGCGTTGGCCACTGAGATGGTCGCTGCGCCAGAAATGAAGATGTAGTCCGACGCATACAACCCGGAGAGCGGATTCAGTGCCCCGGTGAACGGGTTGATGCCGTTGTTGACCGTAGTTCTGGAAGGGTCGAACAGGTTGGCGATAGCGGGCTGCGTGGAAGCATCGGCAGCGAGAGCAAACTGTGGAGTTGCTCCAGCCGGAATCGCCGCGATGGCTGTGGCGATCTTGGCGTCTACTTCGGTCGGCGTGCTAAAGCCGAATGAGACATACGAACCGGGAAGCGTCGAACCCGCGACGACCATCAACGCATCGACGTTGACTATCGCTCCGTTGAGTCCCGTCATACCTTGCCGGTAGTAGCAAGCGCCGGTCGGGACGCTGAGAGTCGCGACGTTAGTAGAGGTACCCGACATGAACGTCTGAGTGGCGTCGTACCATGCGTAACCAAAGTTGCCGTTCTGGTCGTTCTGGAGCACGCTGGTGGTTATCTGCGTGAGACCAGCAACCGGAATAAAGCCCGTCGCTACGTGGTTCGCGTCTGCAATGAGCGTGCCGTCCTGAGGATGGATAGACGAGCCGATAACAGCCAGCGTTTTATCGAAAAGATTGCGTACGGCGGGGAGAGCATCGGCGATAAGAGTGCCGACGATCGCCAGACCGCTGGCATCGAGGGTTCCGTTCGTGCCGTTGCTGCCGTTGGCTCCATTCGTGCCGTTCGTTCCTGCCGGACCCTGTGCCGCCAGCAGCATCCATTGCGACGGCGAGGTCGCGGGGTCGTGCCCAATGTTCGTATCGATAAGGGAGATGTAGCTGGAACCGTTTTCGGTGACCACATCTCCTTCTGCGTAGTTCGAGCCGGAGGCATATGCACCGCGAGGCAGCAGCGGAGGACCGGGAGCGCCGACCTGCATCACGGCCTGGGGCACTGAGTTCGGCACGTAGGTGTCGAAGCTCCATGTGTCTCCGCTCGGCTGTACGCACTCATAGCCGGGGCCGCCGAGCACGCTGTTGCCGGTGAGGTTGTCGATGACCATCACCGAGTAGCCGACGTTGACCGGAGAGCTCAGAGTGCTATCGGCGAGGAGAATCGTGAACGCGCCATCGGCCACCGTCGCAGACACGGCTTCCGCAAGCACCTGTCCGGAGCCCGTGCCGCCCGCGCGGAAAGAAATTGTGCGGCCTTGGTTGTCGACGGGACGGAAGTAGATGGTCGCGTGCGCGATGACAGCGCCGGTCGCATCCGTAAGGTGCGAACCGGAAACGGTTGTGAAGCCTGTAGCCATTAGTGGGGAGCCTTAAATGCGAAGCCCCCGCGTGAGCAGGGGCTTTGATTGGGTTGAAGTGTGAGCTATCGTGCGGAGGAGGGGTTGCGCTGTTGGTATGCGCGGTTCGCCTTGATCGAATCGCCGATGACGACGGGGTGGAACTCACGGAGTGCATCGTTCATGTGCATCCGCATCTGCTCTGGCGTGACGCCGTTGGCGACGTTGACCGTGTAGTAAGCCACACTGCCGCCGACCTTGTTATGCGGAACGATCGTGCCATTCGTTTGCGGAATGAAAGTCTCGCGTCCCATCTCGCCGACATCGATCGGCACACCTGCCTGGACGTTTCCACCAAGAGCGAAGTGACCGCCGAACATCGAGCCGATGAAACTACCTACGGTGCTGAGGAACCCGCCGCTCGACGACTTGCCGCCGGAGGAGCTATCGCTGGAATCGTCACTTGAACCACCGAGCAAGCCCGAAAGCCAGCCAGCGCCAGCGTTGCCGCCGATGCCGCTCACGATCTTGACGTAGAACGGATTATTCGTGGAGCCATCCGCTTTACCCATGCCGAGAGCGCCGAGGATAGGGGCCTCCAGGCGCTTGAGCGAGTCATTCGCAAGCGTTTTCCCGATGCCCTTGAACATGCCCGCGAAGTTGCTCTTGTCACCAACCATGAGGTTCGCGAGGTTGTCGTTCAGGCCGGAGATGGCCTGCTCGAACAACTGAGTGACTTGCTTTGCGGAGTCCTGGGCATCTTGCACCCAGACCGCGTTGGCGTTCTTCAGAGCACCTTGCCATGTAGTCGCGGCGGCGTTCGCCGCGTCCTGCATGACCTGTACTCTGCGGTCCGCAGTGGCCTTGTCGACCGCCGCCTGCGCGTTGATTGACGCCCCAGACTTCGGATCGATCGCGGTCTGGTTGCGCAGTTCATTTTGTAACGCGGCCAATTGCTGCCGGTAAAGTTCGGCGTGGATGCTCGCCAATTGCAGCGCAGCATCGTGACGCGAAATCTGGCCGGTCTGCTCCTGGATGGCGAGCGAGGCCTGAGCCAGGGCGGCACGCTGAGTGTTCTGTTGCTCGACTGCTTTGTTCCGAGCGCGGGACGCTTCTTCCTCGGCACGTTGTGCGGCCAGGAGCGCTGCGGTCATCTTGTCGTATGCGGCCTTGTAGTTCTCTGAGCCGGTTTCTGCTTCGAGGGTGCGAATGCCCCAGTAGTCTGCCTCGTCGGCAGCGGTGCGATGACCCGCTTGCGTCCATGCGTCGTGGTCGAGATCCCATGCTTCGCGCTGGTCCTTCAGAGCCTTAGCAGCCGATTGCTTCGCCGTCTCCGCGTCTTTCGTTCGCTGGGTGCGGATTGCCTCGGTCTGCTTGTCGAGCGCGGTCTTGTAGTTCAGCGAACCCACGCCGACAGCGTTGACCTTACCCGTCCAGAAGGCGACTTCATCCGCAGCGGAGCGTTGTGCAGCTTGTTCCCACTGGTCGTGTTCGATGTCCCACTGTTCGCGCTGCTTCTCGGCGGCCTTGCGAGCGACCTCATCACCTTCTTTATTCTGCTTCAGACCACCGAGCTTCTTGTTGCCGCTGTAAATGCTCTCGTCAATCAGCGTTGCGGACTCGCGATTCTGCAGTACATCGATGACGCCTTCGAGGTTCGCTATCTGACCTGAGGGGTCATTGCTGATCCCGTTGATGCCAAAAGTATTGTCTTTGAGCCGCTTGATTTCTTTTTTATAGGTGGCTATCTGCGAGTCGATGAGCTGAGTCGTTTTGGCGTTATATGCCTTCGTCACGGCTTCACGCGCTGCATCATCGGGCGCAGCTTTGAGGTCTTGCGCGTACTGTTCCTTCGCAGCACGAGTAGCACGCAATAGCTTTGCGTAGTCCTCACCGATCTCTTTCTCTTGCGTCTTCGTACTGTGCGTTCCTAGTCCGAAAAACGACAGAGCCGCGCCGAACGTGCCCGTGTCGTGCTCTTTGAAGATGCCTTCAATTTCCTTGCGATCGGCCTGGAGCGACACCAGGAACTGGTCGGCCATTTTCTTGGCTTCGAGGAGAGCCAGGGCGATGCCATTGTTGGGCTTGCCCGAAATCTTGTTGATTTGATCCTGGATCTTCTGGTTTTCAATCTCTTTGTCGTCGATGAAAACCATCGACTTGTCATGGAGAGCACCGAAGGCATCGCGCGTGACATCCGCAGCTTTCCGTACCTTCTCGAACGCCTCGTATCCCGAGATTCCCATGTCGATGAGCAGGCCAGCGAGACCGGCAGCGCCGATGATCGGGAACAGAGACTGCATTGCCTGTGCCGCACCTGGGATGGTGGTAATGAAATTCTCGACAGAACGGATGCCGGGGTTGCCCGTCTCCAGACCACGGACGGTGGCACTGGCTGCCATGCGGTCGGAGACTTGATGACCAGAGCCGCCGGGGAGCGGCGCTGCCATCTTTAAGTTGCCGAGCTCGGCTGCGACCTGCTTGTTCTTCGTCGCGATGCGGTCGAGAGCGTTGACGACGCGGGTCGCGTTTTGCTCGGTAACGCTGGCCATCATGGTGGCCGCGCGGCGCTGGATAGACTCCAACTCCTGATGCGAGGCACCTACTTCTTTCGCGGCCTGCACCTGCATCTTGAATGACGCGGTGATTTCGTTCTTAGCCTTCGCCACGGCCTCGGCGGAGCGGACTACGGCGGCGGAACCTTTGTCGACATTGGCTACGTACTGCCCGGTGTCCGCGTTGAATACCACATTGACCGAGCTAGCCATTCATCACCTTCTGGATTTCTGCGGTCATGATCGACTCGTATTCGTCAATCGCTTTTTGCTGGACGGCATCAGCGGCGGGGCGGATGAATGGATGGGCCGGTGTGTTGGCGTTGCCCTTCGTCGCTCGGGCGTTTGCGTGCCCATTTTCGACAAACCTCGCAACATGCGCGGTCGCTTTGCCAGGACCGATTGTCACGCGGGATGTGTCGGTGGCGGTCTTCTCGTCAGTCGCGATGTGGACGCGAACCCGGATGTCTGCTTTGAGCGCACCGGGAGCCAGGGCCGTGCCCGATGGCGTATCGGAGACGCGCTCGGGAGCACGCTCGACGATTGCGGCCTTGACGATGTCGCCCACGGCTCTGAGAGCTTTGCGTTGCGCCTTCTTGAGGTGCTCGCCCTTGATGGCGTCCATCTTGGCGAGTAGGTTGGCGAAGTCATTGTCCATCTGGAGCCGGTGTCCTCTGTTGCGCTTTCAGCTTTGCGGCCATGTTGAGCAGGCGGACCTGATACTCGCTGCGCTCTTCGAGTTCTTCGTCGGTCAGCTCCGGCTCGCGTTCGTATGTCCGGTGATTGGGCATGAAATCAAGCGGCGTCGCAGCCTTCTCCGGTGGATTCATGGAGTGGTTGATGACGGCTGCTGTCGTGAACGCTGCGCACATCTCGCGATGCTGGAGTTCTTGCGCGTATCGAGCCGCGAGCAGTGAGAACTGGCGGGGCGTGAGCGCGAAGAACTCGGCGTCGGACAGCCGCAAGTCATAGCGGGCCCTCGACCAAAAATGGGAAAGGCTCAGACCGTTGTCGTCTGAGCCTTCTCTTCCCCCTGTGTTTCGTCACCCTCATTCGACTCTTCAATGGAGCCGAACCATGCCGTTACGAGTGCCTGTCGGATGATGCCCGCGTTGCGCATCGAGATCCATGTGCCAACCTCATCGAGCGTGAGCTTGGGGCTCTCCCTGACAAGGGCGGTCCATAGCAGTGCGCGGAGATTGGTCGCATCCACGTCGGCGACGATCGCCTTCAGCAAGTTCACACCGGTGAGTTTCTCGGCGAGCACAATCGCGTTGAAGTCGAAGACGAGATGGCGCTCGACTCCGCCGAGGATGAGAGAGACGTTGGGCAGCGTCGGGTCGAGCCCGGGCTGCCCTGCGACTGTAGTTTCCATGTGGCGTTAGTCCTTAGCTGCCCGGGGTGTCGTTGACGGGGCCGGTGATCTTGATGGTGGCGGCCAACGTCGAGGCCTTGTCGAACTGAGCGTCGAGGTTGTCATCGGTGACGTAGCCCGAGAAGGTGCGCAAGAAGCCGGTGCTGTCGCCCGGCGCGGGCGCGAACTGAAGCTTGCAGTGCACAAGCGTCTGCGCGATGAAGGCGGCGTTGAACGCGAGCTGGCCCGGGTCGGCAGGATTGAACACACCGTTGACCGCTGCCTGGCCTGCGTCGAGCAACGTTGGGGCGAACTCGCGGAAGGCACCGATCGAGTCCATGTTGGTTATGTCCTCAAGATCGGACTTGCCGCCGGAGAACTGGATAGTCTTCAACTGCTTGACGGGCGTGAAGAGGGTGCCATCCGTAGAGATGGAGAAGACTGCGCCTTTGCCGAGGACGAACTTGGTGGCCATGTGGATTCCTTTTGAGACAGGGGGGATTGCCACGCCTGGAGAGGCGCGGACTGGTGGTGCGGAGGGATTGCGGAGAGATGGAGCGCGGGGTGTTACTGCTCGTCGTACATCACGAGCCAATCGGTCTGCACCCGATAGAGGCGCGAGACGGGCTCGATGTAATCGGTGGCGTTGTCGCGGAGAATGTTGGACACCGCGATACCGTTCGGAAGTATGCCGGTGAGGCCATCGAGGAGCACGCGTAGCGCCTTCGCGAGCGCCTTGCACGAGGCATAGGCATCAGACCAGGTGTCGATCTGAATCCGGGCTGTCACGAAGCCGCTGGGGCCGTCGTTCGTTTCTTCAGCCACCGAGGAGATGAGCTGATAGGTGGCAGCCGGTAGCGTGGGCGTGTCAGGCAGGATCAGCGGATAGAGCCGGTTCGCCGCGAGCGCCGCGAAACCCGAGTCGGCGGTGATGAGTTGGTACAGACCGTCCTCTATCACTTCATCTGCTCCAGGCAAATCAGGTGCATTTCGCGGCGGTCCTCATCGGGGTCTGAGACGGTCTGGATGATGAAGGTTCGCCCGCGATAGACGACACGCATCGCGGTCGTAATTGCGGGCGTCGGAAAGCGCATCGTGATCTTGTGGGTCACCTGTGAGGTGAAGCCAGCGCCGAGCGCATAGACCTCTTTCGAGGTGACGACGCCGATGCCTGCCCACGTCGAGAGCACGGTGGCCCACGTCTGCTGAGGCTGACCGAAACTATCAGGTGCAGTGCTCTGCGCCTCGATGGTGATAGGGCGGTTGAGTCGACCGGAGGCGATCATCGTCACACCGCCAGCGAGAAGAACTTGTGCTTTGAAAGGAGCATGTCCACCGCAAGTGGGAGCGTGGTCATCGACGTTGGGCTTGCAGCTTCGCGATTGGCATACCAGTGGCCGATGAGCAGGAGGACGGCTTGGCAGATGGAGCGCGGGCAGAGGTTCTTCGTGACGCCATCGCCATACGTGCCGGTCAGGAAGGTGATCTTCACCGATCCGGGGGTATAGCAGCTTGGATACGGCCAGGAGCCGCCCTTAGCGGGGACGATGCGTGCGGGCTCTGATACGGAGTCCACCACGTAGGTGGAAGGATCGAGAGTCTGCGGCTGGCCTGCTTCGTCGAGATACGTGATCGAGGTGATGCTGGTCAGGCGCGGCAGCGGAAGGTTGATCGCAGTCCAGTCGAAGTACAGGCCAGCGCCGAAGAACGCGTCGCGGGTGCCGGGTGCGATCGTGCGCACCGAAACCGGATAGGGGAACTGGTCGAGTGTCAGTACCCAGGTCTGCTCGAAGATGATGCGGTTGAGCTGGCCTTCGACGGTTTCCCGGGCGGCGACGATGAGCGATGAAATGAGCGCGTCGTCATTGGGATAGTCGACGCGAAGATGGAGCTTGGCGGCGTCTAGCGTCACCGGCTCGACTACCGGACCAGTAACGAGTTGAAGGCCGAATTTCATTTAGTGCGGAATGTCCTTGTGGGCAGTGGATGCTCCTGGCGACGCGGACCGTGAGGCCCGCGCCGCCGTCGGAGCTACTTGATGGTGATGCCGATGATCGGGTGCGTTCCCGCGTCGGTGGCGACACCGCCCACACGCGCGAAGCCGACGAAGCCAACTTCGTATCCTGCGGCGAAACGCTCGTTGAGGCGCAGGATGCCGAGGCCAGGGTTCTGCTGGCGGAAGGTGTATCCCTCGCTGAAATCGCCGAACAGGACCGGCACGTTCCCGGTGGCTACACCGGGGAGCTGGGTGATGAGCCGGACGCGCTTGCCGAGGATCGTGCCGACAAAGCCCTGAGAAGCGGAGCCATAGTCAGGCAGGAACAGCGGGCGGCCAGTGGAATCGCTGAGACCGATGACATAGGCCAGTGTGGCGTTGGACATGCCGAAGACGGCGTTGGCCTGGTAGGCCGGGTCCAACGTGCCGATGGCAGTGGCGAAGTCGGCGTAGGTCAGTTTGTTCGTCACGGCAGAGGTGAAGCCGATGGCGTTGTACGCTGCGGTCAGGGAGTTCACCGCGCCGCCGTTGCCGTTGATGATGAGGTTCGAAGCGCCACGGAAGAAACGCTTGGCGAACTTGTCGCGAATCCAGGATTCAACATCGAAGCCAGCATCGGTGAGCAGGCCCATGTCGACCTTGATGATGCCGGTTGAGAAGTTGTCCACCTGTAGGGTCAGACCGGAGGTGGCAGGGTCTGCCTCAGCCGCATCGGTTCCGACCGTGACCGAGACAAGCCCGGCGGTGGTGTCGTTGTCCATCGCCATACGAATGGGGTTGCCGTGATCCGTCTTAAGGACGTTGACGATGTCGTAGACTTCGCCAAAGCTCTTCTGCGCGGAGACGATCTGCGGGTTGAAGAGCTGTGGGATGATGACGCCCGAGTTCGCCGTGGTGAGGTCACGCGACTCGATCCGACCGGTGGCCAGGTAACTCCTGAAGGAAGCCTTCACCTGGGCGCTGCGCACCTCGGCGTCATTGCTGTCGCCGGGCTGCGGACGATGCGCCGGGCGCGAACGCTGCTCGGCCTCGTAGGCCTCAATGCGCTCCAGGCGAGCGATGTCTGCGTCGCACTGGTCTGCTTCGGCGACGAAGGCGTCGAATTTGGTGCGGACTTCGGAGGTGGTTACGTCGCCCTTGGACAACTGCGCGGCGTCGGCGAGGGCTTTGTTGCGCTGTTCGCGCAGGTCTGCAAGGTTCATTGCGGTGGGTCCTTTGGGTGTTGCGGAGGTGGTGGAGCGGGGATGGTGGTGCGGAGATGGGTGAGGCGGAGGTGCACTTGCGGGCACCGAGACGGGCCGTGGGACCGGCTCGCCGAGCTTGGGGATGTTGGAGGTCTATTTGCGCAGGCGGAGGGCGAGCGTCATGTGCATGTGGTTGCGGAGGCCGTCATCGTCGCCGCAGTCGCATCCATTGCAGTCACAGTCCGCGTCGGAGCAGGCGGTGCAATCACCGGCGACGCACTCGGAGCAATCGCAACCACAATCTGCGTTGCGCCTGGAGGTTGCAGGAGTCGACGGCGTCTCGATTCGTGAACGCAGCTCAGCGGGACACGAGCGGACCGCCACGGTGGCGTCGGGATATGCCCCAAATGAACACGGTGAGCACTCGATCAGCTCAACGCTGCGCAGAGTGCGGATAAGGCTGTCGGAGGTCGCCGTCCATTCGTCATCCAGGCAGATGAAACCGAAGGAAGTGGAATCTAGGTCGCCCCGAGAAACCGATTCTGCGAGGTCGTTGGCTGCCGTGGTGTTCGGGAGCTTGACGGTATAGCGGAGGCCTTCGCTGGAGTCCGTGAGGGTAAGTGTGTGACTCTTTGTTCGCCCGAGCAGAAGCTTGGGGTCGTGGTCACGGAGACAGAGCACGTCCGCTTCGGGCAGCAACGCACCGGCGAAGGCACCGGGCGCGATGAGCTCGACGAATCCCATGTCAACCGATTCACGGTTGTAGGGAATGAATCCAGAGATGGTGCGCGTACCGTCTTCGGCGGTTGCGACGCGAAGCTCTGCCGCGATGGAACGACGTTCAGTTCTTTGCATTGGAGTCGTCCTTCGGTGTGGGCTTCATCGCTGGCATCCACTCGGGAAAGCGGCGGGCGTCGATCATGTTGACAGGGGCCAGGAACACATCGCCTTCGGGCGATGGGTTGTAGCCGAGCTGCTGACGGCCTTCATTGGCCGTGATGAGTGACCACTGCCGCGCGATGGCGAGCGACTCGATGGTGGTTTTGAGGTCCGTGCGGAGACGCTCGGTCACGTCGAACCGCAGCGTGTACGTGCTCTGCACTCGACCGGTCGGCGGGAGTAGCTTTCGCCGGAATTCCTGCTCGATCTTCACCATGTACGGGTGAAGCGTCTCTTGCAGGAGCGCCAGGGACGCCTGCTCGTGGTTAGAGTTCGACTGCCTGGTTGTGTCCCCGAGGTAGTGCGGGTCAACCCGCCAGAGGGCGGCAATTTCGTTGCGGGAGTACCCGCGAGAAGCCAGCCATTCGGAGTCCTCAAGACTCATGCCCAACTGCGTGTAATCGAATTCTGAGCTAAGGACCGCGATGCGACCTTGGTTGACGCCAGCGGCCTGTGCTTCCCAGTTCTCGCGAAGCTGCTGGCCCTGTGTAGGCGTGAGACTGCCTGACTTCGGCGTCAACAAGCCGGACGGACGCGAGCCGTTTCCGAAGAAGCGTGCGCCTTGCTTCAAGGTCGCTTGTGCGAGGCCCAGCGTCTGGCGATGCAGGCCGACCGGCGATAGGCCTTTAAGACCGTCAAGAGAAAAGAGTGGAACGTGGATGACATCGGCGGCCTTCAGAACACGGCTCTTGCCGTTGGCCATCCCATCGGAGGTCTTGTATGCGAGAGCGCCGTTGGCCTCGCGAATCGGAGTGGTGAGGAAGGGGTGCAGAGGCCAGAAAGCGAGCACGTTGCCCTTTGTGTCCTGTTCGATTTCCACGTAGCCGTTGCCCGTGAGGGCGATGCATCCGACGAGCGTTTCGAAGAAGGTGCTCGCCGACATCTCGGGGTTCGGCTGCGTTGAGAGCAAGTAGGAGAGCGTGTGGTCGAGGGCTTCGGTACGACCCTTGTCGTCCGACCGCATGACCTTAAAGGGCAACGCGGCGATCGATTCGGCGATCAGGCGCACGCACGAGTACACTGTGCTGATTTCGAGTGCCGTGCGTTCGGACACGATCTCGCCCGACACCGTGGGCTCGCCCGAAAACATCATCGAGAACGCGGCGGGCGCGGAGAGGGGGACGGCGGGACTCTCAAGCGATGTCCGCAAGTCCAGGCGCGTGAAGTCGGCATCGCTGCTGACCAGCGTTCTGAGGGCATTGCGGATTTGCATTCGGGGTCTCGCTATTAATAAGGAGCTTTGAGGGCGCGGAAATGAAAGCTACGCGAGAACAAAGCACAACACCGGGTCGCCTTTGGGTGCCTCGGGCATCAACATGGCGCGGTTCATGCCCAGAAACAGAGCGACAGCGGGGTCGATTTTCGACTCAGGCTTGGGCTTGTCGGGCATGGTGAGATTGCCCGCTGCCGTCTCCTTCGTCAGGACGTTGCCCATCGCCCAGGTGAGGATGGGATTGCCGTCATAATGAAAGCGCCCGTCGTAGACAGCGGCTTCGAGCGCCTTCATCGCGGGGCTGAGTTCCTTCGGCGACGGAGGGATGACTACGCGGGTGACGCCGGTAGCATCGGAAACGCGCTGCGCATACTGGTCGGCGTATCGCTCGTCATAAGCGAGGACAGACACCCGGTACTTCTGGATGTCGGCGACTGCATCAGCTTCGAGCACGGCGTAGTCCATCGAACTGCCGTCTGTCGCAGTCAGTAACCCATCGTGGGCCCAGCGCTGATAGTGCTGGTTCGCGGGGTTGTTCACTTGAGCTTCGGGCACGTAGCAGCGCAGGAAGGCATAGAAGTGCGGCTTGCCATCAATGTCGCGGCGAAAGAGCTTCACTGTAGCGGAGAGGTCGATTTTCGAGGCAAGGTCGGAACTGAGGACGCAGGGGTCTTCGAGAAAATCATCCTCATTAAGGGTGGGTTCGGCGCACCGGCGGAAGAACTCCATGTTCATCCAGGCCTCTGTGGCGGTGATCCAGTGATTGAGGTGCTTGCAGCGGAAGGTACCCTGCTTGGCCGAGTTGCGGATGGCCTCCTGCTGAGCCTCGACGAGGAACTCTTCCTGTACCGAGATGCCGAAGTTCGGGTTTGCCGAGAGTAGAGCTTCGCGGGAGGTCCAAGGGACATCGGGGTCGGCGGTATAGATGACTCCGAACAAACGCTCGTTGTCGATCGTGCCATCGAGCATCGCCTCAACTTCACGCTGCTTCGAATGGCAGGGGCCCTCGATCGTATCGCCTGCGGTGGAGATGATGAGCTTCAGCGGCTGCTCGCGGCCTACCATGCTGGTTGACTGCGCGTCGTAGAGGGACGAGTCACGCCACTGATGCGCCTCGTCGCCAACAAACAGGTGACTCATGGCACCGTCGCGGCCTGCTCCGATGACGGGCTTCATGCGAGAGCGAGTGCGCGGCTGCGTCAGCGACTTGGCGTTGATCTGAATGCCGAAGCGTTTGCACAACTTCGGCATACCGAGCAGCATGGTTCGCGCGGGACGGAACACCTCAAGCGCCTGCTCCTCGGTCAACGCACCGCAGTACGTCTCTGCGCCTGGCTCACCATCAAAGAACGTCATGTAGATGGCAATGGCGGCGGCGAGCGGCGACTTACCGTTCTTGCGGGGAATCATGAGCACGGCTTCGCGGAAGCGCCGGAGACGAGTCTCGCGGTCGACGAAACCGAAGATGTTGCAGACTATCCAGACCTGAAAGTCTTCGAGCAGGAGCGGCTGGTCCTGCTTGGCCCCTTTTTCGTGCGGGCAGAGCT